AAGAATAAAATCACTGGCTTTGCTCAAATGACATAAATAAACATTGACACAGTAGACAAAAGCGCATATACTACTACAGTGTTTGCGCTTTTTCTTTTGTGGCACAGGCAACAATTGATCTAAGTAATTTAGATAGGCAACATACATAGGCAACTTAAAGGAGAATATACTATGGCATCTTTAGCAGAAATTCGAGCACGACTACAGGCAGCAGAAAACAAAGGTGGGCAATCCACCGAACGCGGAGATAATTCAATTTATCCGCACTGGAACATGGAAGAAGGTCAATCGGCCACACTGCGCTTCCTCCCTGATGGTAACTCTAAAAACACGTTCTTTTGGCAAGAACGAGCAATGATTCGTTTGCCCTTCAACGGCATCAAAGGCGAAATGGAATCCAAGCAAGTTATGGTACAAGTACCTTGCGTGGAAATGTGGGGCGAGGCATGTCCTATCCTTGCAGAAGTGCGCACCTGGTTCAAGGACAAGAGCCTTGAAGACATGGGTCGCAAGTATTGGAAAAAACGCAGTTACATTTTCCAAGGCTTTGTGCGTGAAAATCCCTTGAGCGATGACAAAACACCAGAGAATCCTATTCGCAGATTCATCATTGGTCCGCAAATCTTTACAACTATCAAGGGAGCCTTGATGGATCCCGAACTGGAAGAATTGCCAACTGACTACCTGCGTGGTCTGGACTTCCGTATCAGCAAAGGTGCCAAAGGCGGCTTTGCTGACTACAATGGTTCCAAGTGGGCACGTAAGGAGTCAGCACTCACAGAAGCAGAACAAGCCGCAGTCGATGCATACGGTTTGTTTGACTTGAGCACATTCTTGCCCAAGAAGCCCACAGACGTTGAATTGAAAGTTATCAAAGAGATGTTTGAAGCAAGTGTTGATGGCCAACCATACGACACCGAACGTTGGGGACAGTACTTCCGTCCTGCTGGTGTACAAGCACCTGCTGGTGCTACTTCGGCCCCGGCAGCAGATGAAAATGCTTCCGCTCCAGCAGCAACACCAGCACTCAAGGTAACTGCACCTGCAAGTGATTTTGATGATGAAGAAGTGCCAGCTGCTTCAGCACCAGTTGCGGCCGCAAAGCCAGCACAAAAGGCTGAAGATATCTTGGCAATGATTCGCGCTAGACAACAAAAATAATCTAGTGTTACGTACAGTGGGTTGATCTCACTGTACGTTCATATCTTTTCTATACATAGGTGATCTGTGGGCAAACCATTTGACGTAAGCAAATTTCGTAAAGAAATTACAAAAAGTATTGATGGCCTTTCAATAGGCTTTAACGATCCAACTGACTGGATCAGCACTGGCAATTATGCCTTGAACTATTTGATTAGCGGCGACTTTAACCGTGGCATTCCCCTGGGCAAGGTCACTGTGTTTGCTGGCGACTCGGGAGCAGGCAAAAGTTATATCTGTAGTGGCAACATCATTAAACATGCACAAGAGCAAGGTATTTTTGTTGTGCTGGTAGATAGTGAAAATGCTCTGGATGAAGATTGGCTCAAAGCTCTAGGGGTAGATACCAGCGAGAGCAAACTACTGAAGCTGAGCATGGCCATGATTGACGATGTGGCCAAAACTATTGCCACATTCATGAGTGACTACAAAGCTCTAGCCGAAACTGATCGACCCAAAGTACTGTTTGTGATTGATAGCTTGGGCATGCTGTTGACCCCCACAGATGTAAACCAGTTTGAAGCTGGTGAAATGAAGGGCGACCTAGGACGCAAACCCAAAGCACTGACAGCACTGGTGCGTAACTGTGTGAACATGTTTGGTAGCTACAATGTGGGCTTGGTGTGCACCAACCACACATATGCAAGTCAGGACATGTTTGATCCCGACGACAAGATCTCCGGTGGTCAGGGTTTCATTTACGCCAGCTCAATTGTGGTGGCCATGAAGAAGCTGAAACTCAAAGAGGACGAAGACGGCAACAAGATCAGTGATGTCATGGGTATTCGTGCTGCCTGCAAGGTCATGAAAACACGCTACGCCAAACCCTTTGAAGGTGTGCAGGTCAAGATTCCTTATGAAACAGGTATGAGCCCTTATTCGGGTCTAGTGGACTTGATCGAAAAGAAAGGCATGCTCAAACGCGAAGGCAACAGCTTGGTGTTTACCACCAGCGATGGTGAGATCATCAAGAAGTTCCGCAAGGCCTGGGAAAAGAACGATGACAACTGCCTTGACACTGTAATGAAAGACTTTGCAAATCACAAAGACGAGGTAACTACAGTCGAGGAGGAAACCGAATGAGTGAAACTATCGCAGCAGAAATTTGGGGCGAGCTCAAGCGTTACATAAACACTGTGGATCGCAATGAGGCTGCTGAAACTGTGGTTCAAATTTTAATGGACAACGACTCGGATGTTGACGATATTCGTGATGCCTTCAAGGGCGATTTGGATATCAAACGTGCATTGACTGCGTATCTTGACAACGACAAAGACTATGCGGAAGAGGACGACGAAGAAGACGAAGACGAAGAGTACGAAGACGAAGACTGGGAAAACTAATGTGGTATAGTCGTGTGGTCGCTGACCTCGGCAATATTCCAGATTTTATAGCACACTACGAGCGTGAGCTTGAGGACGCTAAAAAAGAATGTAAAATTAGCGGCTTAATCGAGCGACATTTAAAAGAATTGCCAGGAGCAACCGAACAAAGATTTTATCAGTTGCAAGAAATTGAAGCAGTATTGAGTTACCTCAACATTCAATTGCGTAAAATTCGCCGCCGCCACTTTCAAAAATATCTTGAAGCATACGCACGAGCTCTTACCAGCCGCGACGCTGAAAAATATGTGGATGGTGAAGACGAAGTTGTTGACTTTGAAACAATCATCAACGAAGTGGCATTGTTGCGTAACAAATGGTTAGGTATCATGAAGGGACTTGAAGCCAAACAGTGGCAAATGGGGCATATTGTTCGGCTGCGAACAGCCGGCATGGAAGATATCACAGTTTAAGGAAAAACACTTTCGGTAATAAATAGATTATACGGAGGTGTTTTGATGTTTTATGTTTATGCGTATTTAAGGGAAGATGGCACTCCTTATTACATAGGAAAAGGCAAAGATAGAAGGGCTTGGGTTAAGGGCAAAGGAGAAGTATACCCTCCTGTAGACGAATCGAGAATAAAAATAATTAAGGAAAATTTATCAGAAGCTGATGCTTTTGTGTTAGAAAAGGCATTAATTAGTCAATATGGTAGAAAAGATTTAGGGACAGGTATTCTTAGGAATAAATCAGACGGTGGCGAAGGACCAGTTGGGGCAAAACGGTCTATCGAAACTAGAGAAAAAATGAGTGTAGCCCATATAGGTAAGAAATTTTCAGAACAACACAAGCAAAAATTATCAGCATCACATTCTGGGAAAAAATTAACAACTGAACACAAAAAAAGAATAACAGAAGCAAACTTAAAAAGATTTTCAAAAGAAGAAGAAAGAAGAAAACTAGCCAAATTAGGAGAATTGAATTCTAATGCTAGTGTGTGGAGAATAACTAAACCAGACGGAACCACTGAGATTATTACCAGTTTAACTACATGGTGTAAAGAAAATAATGTTCCGAGAGATAGAGTTAGACTCTCACAGTGTGGATGGAAATGTGAAAATTTAGGAAAAAAGAAAGATTTTAAAGGATAATGAATGTACTTATTTACAAGTGAGTCTGTCTCTGAAGGACACCCTGACAAAGTGGCCGACGCCATCAGCGACGCTGTTCTTGACATTGTGATGAGCAAGCAAGATCCTGCACTACGCTGTGCATGCGAAACCTTGGTCACAACCAATCGTGTTGTGGTTGCTGGCGAGTACAAAGGTGTTTTGCACAACGAAGAAGTTGAAAGTGCTGTTCGCAAAACCATCAAAAATATCGGGTATGAGCAGTCAGGCTTTAACTGGAACACAGTGGAGATAACCAATCTATTGCATGGACAATCAGCAGACATTGCTCTAGGCACAGACACATTTGGTGCAGGCGACCAAGGTTTGATGTTTGGTCATGCCTGTAACGAAACTGACACATACATGCCCAGTGC